AGAGGCGCGACGGTCAGCTCACCGAGAAGCTGCTGGCCGAGCGCGACGGCATCCTCGCATGGGCCATCGAAGGCTGCTTGGCGTGGCAGCGCGACGGGCTCAATCCGCCCGCCAGTGTGGTGTCGGCTACCGAGGAGTACTTCGACGAGGAGGACGCGATCGGCGACTTCCTCGACGAGGAGGCGCAGCGCTTTGATCAGGCCCGCGTGGCCGTAGCCGACGTGTTCCAGCGCTGGCAGGAGTGGGCGAGCCGGCGCGGCGAGTACGTGGGCACCAGCCGCTGGCTGGCCCAGCAGCTTGCCAATCGGGGCTTTGGTCGCACGCGCTTGCACGGCGGCGTCAAAGGCCTCGCGGGCCTCTCGCTCAAGCCCAAGGACTACGGCACGCGCCTGCCGTACCGCGACGACTGACCCACGGTGACCGAAGGTGACCCGCCCACGGATTGAATCTCTTTACGCGCGTGCACGCGCGCAGGCGGAGAGGCTAATCCACGCGGCGGTCACCTTCGGTCACCCGGACGAGAACACGAACGAAGGATTGCAACGATGACAACGACGATTCTTGCCCTCGATCTGGGCACCACAACCGGCTGGGCGTTGCGCGGCAACGATGGCGGCATCATCAGCGGGAGCGCGAGCTTCCGCCCACAGCGGTTCGAAGGTGGCGGGATGCGCTTTTTGCGATTCAAGCGCTGGCTCACCGAACTCAAGGGCCACGCAGACGGCATTAGCGCGCTGTATTTCGAGGAGGTGCGCCGGCACGTCTCGACCGATGCCGCGCACGCCTACGGCGGCTTCCTTGCCACACTGACGGCCTGGTGCGAGCACCACCAGATCCCGTACCAGGGCGTGCCAGTCGGCACGATCAAAGAATCCGCCACCGGGCGCGGCAACGCGGGCAAGGACGAGGTCATCGCGTCGGTTCGCGCGCTCGGGCACAGCCCCTTCGATGACAACGAAGCCGATGCGCTGGCGCTGCTGCACTGGGCCATCAATCTGCAGGAGGTGTGAGATGAAAATCCCGACTCCCCACTCCCCCTCCTCGCTTGCCCGCCACCAGCCCAGGGCCGTCGATGTGGAAGCTGCCAAGCGCGAGGGTTGGCAAACGCAGCGCATTCTCGTGGTCGCCGAACAGGACGAGCGACTCGATTTCCTCGAACGCGAACTCGTGCGCCGCATCGGCGACCGCCTCTACGGGGAGCGCCGCCGTGGCTGAGTGGACGATCGAAGCGGTGGCCGCACGCTTGGCCGATGCTGCCAATACCAGCCATCGCCTGCCGCCTGAGCGCGTCCAGGGCTACTTCAGCGTCTGGCCTGCGTTCATGCGTCGAGGATGGGAAGTTTTGGCCAATGAGGATCGTGCGTATCGTCCGTTGCCTCCGTCGCCGGCGGCGATCGAACGAATGCTTGAGGCCATGCGCTGGATGCAGTGGCTTGAGGCCGAACAGCGGCATCTGGTCTGGATGCGGGCCGAGGACCATGAGTGGGATGCAATCGGCAAGCGCTTTGGCTGCTGTCGAACCACAGCATGGCGGCGATGGCAACGCGCGCTCACGATCGTGGCGGTTAGGCTCAATGACCAAGGTCAGCGCTCGCCCTCCAAAATCCTGCGCAATTCAGGGTAGTGCTTGCCGTGTTTGTCCGTGCTTTGTGGTGTTTGTCCCTTTTGGGCGCAATCGGGCGTGCAACACTTTGGGCGATTTGGCGTAGGATTTGCGCTATCGTCGGGACAGAGGTGTGAGCGGCCCGGCCAACCTGCTTCTTCTCTCTTCTGAACCCGCCAGCGCGTGATGCGTTTGGCGGGTTTTTTGTTGCCCTTGTGAACCCATGCAGCAGCTTGAACACTGGCCACTGTCCCGCCTGATCGAATATGCGCGCAATCCGCGCAAAAACGATCACGCCGTCGATGCGGTGGTGGCAGCCATTCGTGAGTTCGGGTTCCGCGTGCCGATTCTCGCCAAGGGTGATGGCACCATCATCGATGGCCACCTGAGGTTCAAGGCGGCCGTCAAGCTAGGACTCGACGCCGTGCCGGTGCTGCGCGGCGACGACATGACCGAGACGCAGATCAAGGCGTTCCGGCTCAGCGTGAACAGGCTCGCCGAATTGGCCGGCTGGGACAACGAACTGCTGTCGCTGGAACTGGCGGAGTTGGAAGCGGCCGGTTTCGACCTCGAGCTGACCGGCTTCGAGACTGGGGAGATCGAAGCGCTGCTCGCCAAGGCCGGCGACGAAAACGATGCGTCCGCCGCCGATACGGTCGACGATGTTCCCGACACACCCGCGCAATCGGTATCACGCACGGGCGACATCTGGCTGCTGGGCCGGCACCGTCTGATCTGCGGCGACGCCGCTGACGCGTCGGTGATCGCCGCACTGATGGATGGCGAACAGGCGAGCCTGTGTTTCACCTCGCCGCCCTATGGCAACCAGCGCGACTACGCAAGCGGGGGCATCGCCGATTGGGACGACCTCATGCAGGGCGTCTGTGCCCCGCTGCCGATGACCCGCGACGGACAGGTGCTGGTCAACCTCGGGCTCATCCACCGCGACAACGAAGTCGTGCCGTACTGGGACGGCTGGCTGTCGTGGATGCGCAGCCAGGGCTGGCGCCGCTTCGCGTGGTACGTGTGGGACCAGGGACCGGGCATGCCAGGCGACTGGAACGGCCGCCTGGCGCCTGCCTTCGAATTCATCTTCCACTTCAACCGCGAGACGCGGCGCCCGAACAAGATCGTGCCGTGCAAGCACGCGGGCGAGGATTCGCACCTGCGCGCGGATGGCTCGTCGACCGCGATGCGCAGGAAGGATGGCGAGGTCGGCGGCTGGTCGCATGCCGGCCAGCCAACCCAGGACAACCGCATCCCCGACAGCGTAATCCGCATCATGCGGCACAAGGGCAAGATCGGTGATGGCATCGATCATCCGGCGGTGTTTCCGGTGGCACTGCCCGAGTACGTTATGGAGGCTTTCTCGAACCCTGGCGACGTGGTGTTCGAGCCGTTCAACGGCTCGGGCACGTCGCTGCTCGCAGCCGAGCGCACCGGTCGGTGCTGCCGGGCGGTCGAGATCGCCCCTGAGTATGTGGACGTGGCGTTGCGCCGTTTCCGGCAGAACCATCCCGACCTCGCCGTGACGCTCGCGGCCGCCGGCCAGTCGTTCGACGAGGTCGCTGCCGAACGAGACGCAGAGGTCGAGCATGCCTGAGTCGATCGCCGGTCTGCGCATCGAGATGCGCCCGGTCGAGGCGCTGATCCCTTACGCGCGCAATGCCAAGCGGCATTCGGATACGCAGGTCGCGCAGATCGCCGCCAGCATCCGCGAGTTCGGCTGGGGCGCGCCGATCCTGGTGGATGGCCAGAACAACGTGATCGCCGGTCATGGGCGGCTGCTCGCCGCGCGCAAGCTCGGCATGACCGAGGTTCCGGTCGTGCCGATGGACCATCTGACCGACACCCAGCGCCGAGCGCTGATCCTCGCCGACAACAAGATCGGCGAGAACGCGGCGTGGGACGAGGATCTGCTCGGGCTGGAACTAGCGGAACTGAACGCCGCTGGCTTCAACCTCGCACTAGCCGGCTTCACGCCCGAGGAATGGGACGCACTAATCGCCGGCGACGAGGCGTCCAAGGAAGGGTTGACCGACGAGAATGAGGCGCCCGAGGTCGAAACGGAACCCGTCAGCCGACCCGGCGACCTCTGGCTGCTCGGCGAGCACAAGCTGTTGTGCGGTGACGCGACGCAGGCCGAGCCGTACCGGACGTTGCTCGGCGAAGAACTCGCGGACATGGTCTTCACGGATCCGCCGTACAACGTCAACTATGCGAACACCGCCAAAGACAAGCTGCGTGGCACGAATCGGCCGATCCTGAACGACAATCTTGGTGAGGCCTTTGAGGCGTTCCTCACGGCCGCGTGTCAGAACCTGCTCGAGGTCACCAAGGGCGCCGTGTATATCGCGATGTCATCGAGCGAGCTCGATACGCTGCAGTCGGCATTCCGTGCCGCCGGCGGCCGCTGGTCGACCTTCATCATCTGGGCCAAGAACACCTTCACGCTCGGTCGCTCCGACTACCAGCGTCAGTACGAGCCGATCCTGTATGGCTGGCGCGACGGTGCCGATCACTTCTGGTGTGGCGCACGCGACCAGGGCGATGTCTGGCAGATCAAGAAGCCCGCGAAGAACGACCTGCATCCGACGATGAAGCCGGTGGAACTGGTCGAACGCGCCGTGCGTAATAGCAGCAAGACGCGCGACATCGTGCTTGACCCGTTCGGCGGCTCCGGCTCAACGCTGATCGCCTGCGAGAAGGCAGGCAGGCGCGCGCGGCTGATTGAACTGGACCCGAAGTACGTCGACGTGATCGTCAAGCGATGGCAGAACTGGAGCGGCTTGCAGGCTATACGCGTCGCCGATGGTGTGGCCTTCGACGACGTGACGGCTCAGGCGATGCGGTAGACGGGCGAGTGTTCGACCGCTATCGTGACGGAAAACTTGAACCGGTACATTGCCCCGCCATGACCGCCGCCATTGATCTGAACCGAATTGCCGATTTGCTGAAACAGGCTCGGGCCATCGCCATTGAGTATTACCGTTTGACGGGAAAACCACTGGGTATCACAGGAGAGGTCGGCGAGTATGAAGCCGCGCGATTGCTTGGCCTCGAACTCGCGGTAGCCAGAGAGGCCGGCTTTGATGCTGTCGACCAGAATGGACGGCACCTCCAGATCAAGTCACGATCCATACCCCGGGCGAAGAAGCTAACCGGACAGCGACTCGGTTCGATCGATTTGGACAAGCCCTGGGACGCCGTAATTCTCGTCCTGATGGACGAGGAGTTTTTGCCGGTGGCCATCTATGAGGCCGATCGTGCAGCCATCACCGAGGCCCTGCAACGTCCAGGCAGCAAGGCGAGAAACGAGCGCGGCGCGCTCGCAATTAGCAAGTTCCGGTCCATCGGCCGGCAAGTCTGGCCATTTTGAGAACCAGACTGCCGGACGTCGCAGCGTGTTATTCAGCGATCCGGTAGACCCGTCCGCGCCCTTCGACCTTTTCTGATAGCACGGCCAACCCGAGCTTCTTCTTCAACGCCCCGGCGAACGTGCCGCGCACCGTATGCGTCTGCCAGCCAGTTGCGTCGCAGATTTGCGCGATGGTTGCCCCCTCGGGACGACGCAGCATGTTGATCACTAGCGTCTGCTTGCTGTTCCCGCGTGCACGGCGCGGTGCCTTGATCCCGAGGCTGGTTTCGGCGGCTTCGACCGCTGCTTCCATCTCGGTAGGATCGGCGGCAGCCGGCGCTGCCGGGCGCGGAACACCTAGCGCATCGTAGCCCTCGGCGGCGACAAACCAGTCGGTGCCATCGCTTGTGATCAGCGCCCGGTTGAACAAGCCGCCGATCACCTTCTTGCGTGCACCGCCCTTGATGTTGTCAGGGAACCAGTCGATCTTGCCGCTGGTATGGTTGATCGCGTAGGCGAGGATTGCGTGCTGCGCCGGCGTCAGTTGGGTTGTACTCATGGTCGTACTCCTTCGTGGTGGGTGACGACTCCATGAACACGCTGTTCAATCGCGAAGCCAAGCTGAATTGCTGATGCCACGTCGCGCGCCGACACCCTGCCGGTTTCCGGGATGCGCGGCCGTGCTCGCGTCGCCTGGCTTCTGTGCAGCCCATCGCGGATGGACGCATCGGGACTATGGGCGTGCCCGCCGCACGTTCGATGCCGAGTTTGGGTTCTACAAGTCAGCCGCCTGGCAGCAATGTCGTGCTGCATATCTGCGGGCGCACCCACTGTGCGCGCATTGTTTGGCGCGTGGTCGCACGGTTGCCGCCCGGGTCGTCGATCACGTGGTGCCGATCAAGGATGGCGGTGCACGCTTGGACTGGGCCAACCTGCAGTCGCTGTGTGTGCCCTGCCACAACCGCAAGACGGCCACCGAGACAGCGCAGCGAGCTCGCCGTTAAACGCGCTGTGTGCGGACGAGCGAGTTGGACTCGCAAATTGCCTACCAGCCGCGAACCGGTGCCACTGATGGCCACGTGGGCGCCCGCAGTGGCCTGCACCGCCCCCCCAGGGGGGATCAAATCCCTGCGGCCGTCGGCGCCAGGATCGCGCGCGTGACCAGATTTTTGCGCGTGCAAATTCAAATGGCGGATTGCAAATCAAATGGCGGGCGTCAAAGGTAAAAGCGGCGGCGCACGTCCCGGTGCGGGCCGCAAGAAGCTGCCCACCGAGATCAAGAGGATCAAGGGCACCCTCCAGAAATGCCGCGCGAACCCGCATGAGCCGGCCGCTGTGGCGCTCTTGGCTGACCCGCCGGCAGGCATGCGCGACGAGGCTGCGGCGATCTGGCGCTACCTGCTGGCAAGTTCGCCCCAGGGCCTGCTGCACGCGAACAACATCGCGGTGCTTGAGCGGTACTGCGATCTGATGGCGCAGTACCGCGATCTGGCCAAGTTCATCGCGGGCAAGGGGTTGGCGAGCCTGATCGCCAAGGACGGTTCGGGCGCCTGGCGGCGCACCGGGTTCTTCGAGGTGCAGATGGAGTTGTCGCGCGCGCTGCGCGACTGCGAGGCCGAACTTGGCTTCACCCCGGCCTCGCGCGGCCGGGTTCACGCGGCACTGCCCGGCGCCGTCGCACCGGA